TACACATCTCTTAAGTTTAAATTTGTATTGCCTGCAGAAACAGTAAACGTGTTTGTGACTGTGGAATCGCAAACAATGAATGAAGAGACAGTGCTGCTTACTGTTAATGGCTGAGATGCTACATAATAATAGTTAAAAAACTCAGAAGCAGATGATGAACAAACCAAACTGTTGAAATCTTTTTGATTAGCAACAATTGATGAAGATAGTGATATATGCCTGACAGTTTGTTCTTTTATTCTATCATTATAATTTCTATCATAAATGAATCCGCAAGGTTTAAATGATAAGAAATTATCTAGAGCCAGAGTATTAAAAGATTTTTTAAATTTGTAATTGTTAAGAATTGGTATGCCATTTTTATTGTAACTTTTTACCAATATACCCATTATCTGGGATTCATGACTAATGTTCATCAAACTTCTGTCATTCAATGAAAGATTGAAGTTTTCTGAACTTAAATTAACAACAAAAGAGCTTAAACTTTGAATGTTTTCATTTATTGGATAAATTTTTGTAAAATTCAAACTTTGAATATTTGCTGCAAAAACTTTTGGATAAACTATTTTCTTGCTTGTGGATGAATTTTCCTGAAACAATGTTAAAAATGCTAAAAATATATTATTACTTTCATCATCATACCAAAAATTTGAATAATTTTCTATGTTAGAATCTGTATTATATTTCTTAAAGTATGTGTTTTTTGTATAAAATCCATTAAATGTGTTTGTGTCAAAATCAAAATTAATTTTGTCTAATACAACATAATTTGGTGTTTCCAAAACAATTGTATTGAAAATCAATTCCATGTCTATGATGGAATTTTCAAGTTCGTTTCTTATTATTGTTGGATATTTTATGAAAATACCACTCAAAGCAGAACTTAAAGGTAAAACCTTCGTATCATCATAGGATCTAACAAAAACTTGTCCGGTTTGGAAATTCTGTTTAGCATAAAGAGAACATAACGAAGAAGTATTGGTAATGAATAATGATGTTGCAGATGGATAATGTACATATGTTGAAACTGCAGAATAACTGTTTGTTAATGAATTTTTAAATAATCCATAATGATTACCAAAAATATCAGTTTTATATTTTGTTAGTATTCCTTTATTGTAAAGAAGATATTTTTTTCTTTCATCCAATGGATAATAATCATCTCCAGAAAATTCAAAAACGTCCCTGTTTCTCCAAATAATATTATCATTCCAAAAATCTTGGTAGTCTGTTACTCTGGAAATTCCTTCATCGCTATCTTCGGATATTTCTGTTTTTCCTGTATAAGAAAAGAATTTATGAATTTTTGGTTCAGAATATATTTTACCAAATGCATAATCATTAGACCAATCATAACGATTCCATTGCAAATCAACTTGATAGTCTATTCCGCTTAATGTTTGATCGAATAGTGACAATCCAGAAGCATTTGATCCGACTTCAGGATCTGGAATTAAAATAACTTCACCTGCAGACAAAAATCTAGAAAATGAATATTCTTTTTTGTATGTATTCCAGAATAAAATTCCAAGATTATCTTTTGTGAAAAAATCGCCAAGATATTTTTCCCGTTGAGCTGATGTAATTTCAGGGGTATGTGCGACTGTTGGAAATCTTCTGTTTAAAATATTTTGATATGGATATGAAGGAATCAATACATAACTGCTTAGAGGACTGAGAAGATATTGCCCTGATAATCCGACGAGTTTATTTCCCAAATTTCTTTCATACAATTTTTTATATTCATAAACATTTGTATTGGTAGGATCCGAATTATTATCATAATTTTGAAAATCCCTGGAATCCAAATAAGAATAATTTGTTGTAGAAAGATTGAAATTTACAGTAAAATTAGTCAACCCTAATTCTTTTAAAAAGAAAGGATATGATTCAATCGCCTCAATAATGGCAGCGTTAAGATTAAAGATAGAAGTATCATCCACTAATGTGGAATCTAAATTGAAAAATTCTTTTCGTTCAGGGTCTTGAACATCATAGGATTCATACTTTGATCCTGGTTCAATATCAAAATAATACTGTTGTGTATCGTATGCATCATTGATTTGCACATGAAAATCAGGAAGAACCGATGAAAGAGCAGGCAAACGAACACCTGTGGGTTCAAAATCATTGTTTTGAAGTATAGAAACAATCGCTTTTTTAATTAATGTTTCAATTCCAAAATCACTTCCACGCAGATTTGAACGAACAACACCAGTGGTTAGTGTGTCTCTTTTTTGTGCGTAATATTGGCATATTTTTTTGATTTTTTTGGTAAAGAAAGGAATTGCAATATCCAAAGATTGATTATCATCAAAATTAATATTAGATAAAAATCTTTTTTCGTCAGGGGCTGTATATTTTAAGCTTATTTCTTTTAATAAATTTATATATTGTAAACGAACAAAAGAAGTTTTATCAGATCTTGAAACATTATAATAATCAAACCATTCGTTTAGATATTTGTTATAAGATGAAATATAACTAGCAGTATCTGTGCTTGAAATTTTTAGATTTTTAAGCCAATCTATTAAACTATATGCTTGAGAAAAATCTCCTGGAACATCAGTATTGTCAGGATTTAATACTGAGTTATATGGGATGTAATTTTGTAAATTGTTCTCCATAAAATTAATTACCTGAACTTAGTAGTCCTAATCCTATGGATAATTGATAATTTATCATATTATCTGCTATATTATTTGTATCAAACCAATCAGAATAAGCGCTAATTGTTTGAGAAATTGTTGTCTTTTCACTACCCCAATCAATTAAATTATTATAAAATAAATTATTATTACCTTCATTATATTCAAAAACATCATAGTATCTTGAAACTTCAATTCCTCCAGTAACATCATCACCCAAAACAAGCGGCCATCCCCATGAAGTATTCACATCACTAAGACGAACAACCCGTGTTGATCCTGATAAAAATGCATTTTGAGAAACACCATAATTCGTCAATATTCCATCAGAATAAACTTCACCGAATTTTTCATATAAAACAACTTTTCCTGATGTAGGAACAATAGATGTGCTCCAACTTAATTGTTTTCCAAGATTTTTACCATAGTTAGGATTAGAAATAGTTTGTTTTTTGTCATAATTTGAATCAAACAGATTGGGCGAACCTCTGAAATAAGAAAGTTTTGTTCCAAACAAATTAACCAATCTTTGCATATCTGGAGGAAATGGAAAATTATAATTTTGTAAATCCACACCTATGAGTGATTCCATGCTTTGTAATGCTTCAAGTTCATTTGCATCCAAATCTGCATTATTTGAAACAAAGTTTGCTATTTTTTCATAGATTCTTTTACCTAAAGAATTTATAGCACTGTTTTTATTACCAACTATGGGCCCTAAAAATTGATCAAAAAGAACATTTTTGTTTAAAAGAGATTCTTGAAGCACATATGATTTGATATTTCCTATGGCATCAAAATTTTCATTTATTTTAGCTAAACCATATCCACCACTAACAGGATAAATGTTAAATGTGTTGCTTTGACCAGTAACTGTTCTTGTTCTTGTATTATAATAATATTTGTTTATCCACCGCATTCCAGTCCAATCGCCATAAGCTCTCAAATTAGAAGGATCAACATCATCTGTGTTAATTCTGTTTACATCCACTGTGTTTAAAACTGTAAATGAATTCAAAGGATATAAGTACACACGCCGATCAAAATTATGAACAACCCAGAGAATATTTTCAGTATCACAAGCGATTGCATTTATACTTTGATATTCTGTTGTAAGATTTGTTCCGCTTCCAACAGAAAATGTAGTAGTATCAGTTCCTGTTTTTACACGTAAAATATCTTGTTTATTATAAGAAGCATATATATTCTGATCTTTATCAACAGCTAACGGCCCCAAACCGCTATAACCACTTAAAGGATAATTTTCTGAAAGATTGCCGGAATTGGATTCATATTTATAAAGAAAATCATTACGGTTGGTAATACTTGAATTATTATTTAAATATGTCATCACAGTCATGTAGAGATTATTATCTCGATCTATCAACAATTGTTGTGGACTGAATAATGTTGGATATTCTTTCGCTCCTATAAAATTTCCATTTGGATCATATTTGATTAGATATCCCTTCAAAGGATTTGAATATGCTACCCAAATATTACTATCTAAATCAGTTTCAATGCATGAAGGTAAAATAGTAGATTCATTCGCATAGAGTCCGCTCAAAGGTCCAAAACCATAATTTAAAAATGATTCTATAGTAATTCCTGAAAATGCATCTATAGGTTCTCCACTAAATGAATGTAAAATTGAAAAATCAACATTAGGATGTGTTGGATATGCTTCAGCATCAATATAACCTGTATCCCGTTGAATTCTTAAGCAAGAACCGGCTGTATATAATGTTACCCAAGCATTTGCTTGTCCGTCTAATGCAATCGAAGAAGGCGTTGCACCTGAAAGAGATCCTTGGAAATTTTGATATATGACATTTCCATCCGGATAAATTCTTGGAGCATTTGAAAGATCAATATCAAAAATAATCTGCCCATTTTTCTTTAATTTTAAGATTCTATCCCGATCAGAATCTGCAAACCAAACAGCGTCATCTTCAGATGGACTTACTGCTATTGCAAATGGATTTTTGAGGATTCCTGCAAAAACTGTTGGAGAAGATTTTGTTCCTGTTAATTGAAGAGAAATAGTTTCTTTGCAAGCATCATATTCCCTGAATTTGTTATATCTATAGATATTAGATGCAATATCTGCATTTGATGTTATTGAAATAGAATAAGAATCCAAACCTTGTCCCAACCAAGCATAAGGCGAATCTTTGGCAAAATATGCAGGATCATAAATTTTTACTGATGCAGTTAACGCTACATTTTCAACCGCATAAGGACTGTTCAAATAACCGGCATAAAATCCACCGGTTCGATTTATATTTTTTATATTGTTATTTTTATAAAAATGTATTCCATCAATTACTTTTTGTGAACATACTGAAATTAAATCACATGTTAAATCAAAATAGTCTGTAGTCCTGTTAAAATTTAAAAGAGGGTATTGTTTGGTACTATAATTTTGGCTGTCTTTTAACTTAATGAAAAATGAAATTGGGTAATTTTGCCATTTTATTTTATTAATATAAAATGATTCATCTGTATAGCCTTCTCCGTCAATTCCATTTGATGTAATGCTTAATGTTTGTGCTGGATTATATCTGATTTTAACTGGTGTTACGAGTGATGAGTAATTTATATAAGGAAGTTTTGAAAAATTTTGTGTATAATTTGAATTTGGAATTTCATTTCTGGAAGGAAATAATGAGAGATCCAATGAGGCATAAAGAAAAATAGGCGTTTCAGATGTTAGATTTTTAGGATATTGATCAACATAGTAAATGGTTGTTGTTCCACTTGTTCCTGCCAACATCGATCCTTCATATGGATATGATGATTCAACTATTTGATTGTTGGATATATAAACATAGATTGGATCGACAGTTGTTACAGCTGAACTTAAGATGCCAAATCGGTTTCCAACTTTTTCAACAAAAAAGAAATAAGATTGTAAATGTGCCCATGGATCTTTTACATAATTTTCAAGTTGAAGATAATCCGATTTGCTTCCGCTTGCATAAAAATTAATTGTATATCCTGTGGCAGAGACGGTGGGAAGTGATTGCCAAGAATTATATCGTACTATTTCAATAGGATCAGAAACCTGTCCACTGTTATATGAAGCTATTTTTTCATCATTCAAATAATTAGAATGAATAAAGTCACCTACATAATTAACCGCAGTTACTTGAAAGGTTCGACATGCTTGAACTGTGTTTCCTGCACTAGTATATCCATAAAATGTGACATCATATACACCGGGCCATGTATAAGAGTGATTTGTACTTAAACTTGTGGAAATTGTCCCGTCCCCAAAATTCCAAAGACCCTTTTGATCGCTTAAGGAAAGATTATTTGAAGATAGCGATGCAACAAAAGTAAATGGGGTGACATCAAGAGTATAGGTGCTTAATGACTCCAAACCTGTGAAGTTTGTTACACTTATGTTTATATAGGTGCATGTCATATGCCATGTTATACTGTCTCAACGACAACTTCTATTCTTTCCAGGAAATTATCCCTGTCGTAAAGATAAGGAAATTGGAAATAATCCATATTTAAATTCTGTGTAGAAACATTAATATCTTCTTTGTCATATACACTATTCCAATAAAGAATGCTTATTCCATCAGCTTGTAGGACTCGACCATCATCAGTCACACGTTTTGTATAGAAATTTTTAACTCCAGTAACTTCTGAAATAGAATTGTTTAGCTTAGTTAAATCTACTGTTTGTTGTAATTTAATATTGTTCGAATCAAAATAATTTTGGAATATCTTTGCCACCACACTTTTGATTTCATCGTCATTTGTTCGTGAATCCATTCTTTTAACTATTACCAATTTGGTTTGTTTATAAATTTCCTTATCAAGAATTTCAACAGGTAGAGAAATTCCCAAATTAAAAGCCATATAAACTGGATCACTATAAATAACTTCTGAAGAAGTTAATTTGATTGGATCGACATAAGATTCAATATATTGTTTTTGTGAATCTGTGACAAAATTATTGTTTACTTTTATTGAATTGCTCTTTTGTAATTTTGGAACCATATAGCAATATACATTGTTAAAATTACATGTATCTGCAAATGTTACCTGATTATACAAAACTCGACTTTCCAATGAAGGATATTTTAATCCAATATTATACAAATATTTCATATGCCCATTCAAATAATCCTTATTATTCACAACTTGAACATCATGAATAATATTTTTGAAGGTGTTTGAGATATAACTTTTAAAATCTGATGCAGTTATGAGACGATATTGACGTTTGAATGTATTTGGAGCATTATCCCTTATATTATCAACAGTTTCAGGTTCGCCAAATATTGTGGATGGATCAGTATTTGTAAATGAAATATACCCAAACTGGGTTGTTGTCATGTAATTGATATTTTCATTTTTGGTATCGTTTGTTACATCAGCATAATTCAAACTGCTGTAAGGAAACAAACTGTTACCATTCAATGCACCAACACCTATTTCTCCAGGTGTGCCATCGCTTTTCAAATAATAAATCAAGACTTCATCGCCACTATTGAGTTTTTTTCCTGTGACATCATTACCAAATTTTATTTCATAACGTCCATTTTCATTAAACCGAAGTTCATAAACTTTATCTTGATTTTCATTCAAGAATAAATTAGGCACCTGTGTCCAAAGAGACCATTTTTGACTAACCTTATCTTTTACATAAACATTCATGGTGAAGTGATCCACAAAAGGAGGATTTCCATCCTGATCAACCAAAACAACTCGTACCAATTCATATGGCTCACCAATTGCCGTATATATTGGATATTCAACAAATCTTCCTTGGTAAAGAAGGTTATTTTTAGCTAATTGTTCGAGGGATACTCCTCTTGTTTCTGTTTTGGTAAAAGTAACATCCTCTTTGAATCCGTAATGAATTCCGTTAACAATAAAATATGAATATCGAGGAATTGTATATGTTCCTATTGGTAAACTTTCACTTGCATTTGCTTGAAACGAAAGAACGCTTGTTTGATATCCTATCGGTTTATAATCGATAAGCTTAACAATACGATTCATGTTCTCATAAAGTTGTGCTTGAGTGAAAAGACTTTCGGATGATGTTTTGTTCAGATAAAACAACAGAACATGATAGCTATATGCAATAACATCCAAAAAGCTGTTAAAATTACTGCCTTCAAAAATTTGATCAGTAAACACACCTCCTCGGTTTAATTGATCTAACATCAAGCTTTTTAATGTTTGAGCATCAAATGCAGCATATGCATTTTGCTGCAATGGAAAATCTGTTTTTGAAATTTCGTTTGCCATAATTAGATAAAGTAAAATCCGCTATCTTTTAAAACGCCTTTAATATTTACGTTTGAAAGATTAAGAGATGGTACATTGATCCTCATGTTTATTGTGTACTGACTTTGATCGTAATCTACGTTCACATTTATATTTAAAATAGAAACTCGTGGTTCAAACAATTCTGTTCCTTCAAAAATAACTTTTCCTATCAATCTGGCATTTGCTTCACTTAAATTTGTAAAAACAAATTGCATGAGATTTAAGCCATAAATAGGGTTAAGAATCTTTTGTCCCGGAAGGGTTGTAAAAAGGTTAAAAAGACTGTTTTTTATTGCATCCAAATCATAATCTGCCTTTAAATCCTTGATTTCCAGCTTTTTGGACAATTCCGTCCCACGGGTATAATTTTGTTCTAAATCAAACCGAATATCCTTATAAATGTGATCATCTATTTTGGGTGGTTGCTGTAAAAATGAAAGGTTAATAGATGCCATATTTTATAAATATTTAATATAAAAGTTTGTTTTTAAGGATAAATATTCATGATGAGAAAATTTACAAGTTTATACGAGTCATTCATTAGCCGATATACCCGTGGTGGATTCCTTACCGGGGATATTGTTAAATTTAAAGAAGGTGCTTTGAAAAATGAATGGTTTAAAAAACAAGGTTCTTCCATCGTTGAAAAGGCAAAACAGTTTGCTGATAGCGGTCTGCACATGCGTGTAAGCTCTGTAAAAACCCTTCGTCCAAGCAGTCAGCCTGGATTTGTTGAAGGAAATAACGCAGATGACTTTTATTGTGATGTTACACTCGAATTAGCTCCTGGATGTTATAAAGATTTCATGACTCTTCCTGCCGGAATTCTTGAATATAAAGATTATTATCCGAATCTTCCTGAAGTACCTGAAGGTTTGAAAAGGGATAATAATATCAATATCAAACCCAAAGAACTTGAAGAAAAAAAAGCCACAGCAGCTGCTATTCTCAACCCCACCTATCAAACATCTCAGACAGATCGGGGCGATGGTAAAAATTCACCTTCCGAAATTGAATTAAAGAATACAAACGTAAAGATACCTTCCAAACCCGCTGAAGGTAGTAAGAATCCTAGTGTGGCTTCTTATACCTACGATTATCTTCCTAAGAGCTAATAATATCCTGTAGTTTGCAAACGCAGGAAGAAAAGTTTATTTCCTGATCCAATACCTGTTTACTCCTATACAGCGTTTCTGATAGTTCTAAAAAGCATTTCTTTTTCTTTACAATATCCATATCAGAATAGAAAATAACTTCGCATATTTTTTTGGTCAGACCATAATAATCAGAATCAAAGTTCTTTTCATTTTCTATAATATATTTTCTTACTGTCACAAAATCTTCTTTTGATAGTTTATTGAGCAATCCGGATGCAACACTTTCAAGATTTTGTACATTATCATTCAAATTAAAAGATAAATCCAAAGATGCTTGAAGTTCAAATACAATTTTACGAATATCTGGATAAAACGCTTTTACTTTTTTTGTAAGAATATCTTTGTTTTTATCATTTATTTCTATCTTTTCATTTTTTAAAATATTAAGACATCTTTCCAAACATGTTTTAACAGGAGGATTAGAAATGTTTATTTCATAAACCCGGCTACGAATAGGATCAATTACTCTGTTAATATCATTACAAGTAAAAATGAAGCGGTTGGTTTCGGAATACTCTTCCAACATGTTTCTCAAAGCTCGCATTGCATCTGCTGTAAACCCGTCAAACTCATCCAATATAACCACCTGAATAGAACCATTACTTGGCATGAGTTGTAGGAAATTTTTAATTTCATCCCGTACAGTATCGATTCCTCGGGTATCTGATGCATTGATATACAAATAATCACAACCTAGTTCTTTGACTATAATTTTTGCCAATGAAGTTTTGCCCATCCCTTGTTTTCCATAAAGCAAAAGATGTGTAATTGTTTTCTTTTGTAAGCAATTTTTTATAAATTCTCTGGTTTTATCATCCAAAACTATTTCATCCAAATTTTGTGGGCGATATTTTTCCACCCATAGATTATTTGCAATATTCATATTAGTTGTAAATATATATGTTATGGATCAAAAAGTCGAAGTCAAGAATTTATTAGACCAGTTGAAGGATGTACAGGCATTGTCTGAATCACCCAGACAACCCGAAATTAAACTGGAAAAAGACCAAGTTGAGGATTTTGTCATCCAGCAATCGTCTCGTTTGATAAAGGAAACAAATGAACTCATACTTTCAATGAAGGATTATATAGCCCACAGTCCTGAAAGCAAGGAAATATTGGCAATTTCTGAACTAATTAAAGCAAGTACAGCAGCAATAGACACTTTAAATAAAATTAATTTGAGTGAAAAGAAAAATCAAAATGCCAAAGAAATCAAAAAAATGGATATTGAATCTAAAAAAGAACTTAAAAATACTGAAAATGAAAGTCGTATGACTTTTACACGGGAAGAAATTCTCAAACAATTGATGCAGTCTTCTGTTTCGATTGAGAGTGTTACTGTTGATGCTAAGAAATCGGAACCGTATCCAAAGCTCGCCGGTTCGTAAATGATGTCAAAATATCAGTAGCACGGCTTTTGAGTTGCGTTTGATACTGAACTTGTCCTTCCACTAATGTTGTTACGATTGTTGGTGGTACGACTTGAACATTTGTGGATTGGCTGTTCGGATTGTAATTTGAATAAAATTCATTTACTCTGAAGAAATCTGAAAATTCTTGTCGCAATTTTTGCGTAACATCATTTATACTTTTCATCATTCTTTGATAATGGTTATAATCAGGAATCATATTTTGTCCGTGTGATAAAGTATTTTCAGAAACCTTTTCTTGAAGATTGAATGATGAATAACGAAAAAGACTATTAGAAGCTTTTGAAAAGCTGGAATTAACAATTTTGGCATTGTTACTAAGAGTGTTTTCCATACCGGCACCATATAATGCCGGAACAGGAAGATTTTCCATATCCCTATCAGAAACCAATTGAGTTGAAGAATTCGTATAATTGCTCATTCTTGCCAATGATCCAACACAATCTGATGGATTTCGTGTAATTGTGGCATTTGGTCCCATTTCTAATCTTACTTGGTCTTGTACTTCAGAATATGTTGTTTTGTATTGCTTCAACCAATGAACAACAAAATCTGTTTTAAGACTTTTTAAATCAAGATTTTTAAAAAAGTCTGTTTTTGCTTTTATCGGATCGTTTGCATAATCTGTTTTCAACCACTCTAGATGAACATCCAATTCTTTAGGAAGATTACCAATATAATCCAAATAATTTGATGCGGACTTGTAAAAATCTTTTTTAAAAAAAAGATTAACGGATACCATTTCTGGATCTATTGTTTTAATATTATTCATGATACTTGACTGGTGAATTTCGGATCTTTATAGTTATAAGTTTTCACTGCAAAAATTTCATTATAATATTTTTGATCCATAAACACATGTTCGACACGAATGACCAGATATATACCCAAATTTTTATCATCAAAATAATTATCCGGTACACTGTTATGTCTTTGTATGCTTATGAATTGTCCGGCTTGACGACTTGTAACACCTTTGGTTCTGAATTTTATGCAATTATTTAAAAACAATGAAGAACGCAATATAGCATTACGACCAAAAGAGTATCTTTGAGTTTGACTTTCGCTGCTGATAGTGAAAATATTTTGTATATTTTGTTGTTTAAGACGATATTGATTATTTGCAAGATTTGATGCGGGTGGTTTTCCACCAGACCCTTTTAAATTCTTAACATAATTGTTAATATAGGTTTGTTGTGCTGATTCAATATCATTGTTCGAAAAGTCTATACGGAATGTGTTTGTGCTGAAATTATGACTATGTACGGGATGTGAAACAATCTTTTCTTGAGTATCCTTTCCTGAAATGTTGGTAAATTCATATTGATTTAATATACTGGAATCATTAAAAGTCATCATGTTTCCGGCAAAATCTGGAACTCTGGATTGAACTGTGGAGGTTGTAGAATCGTCCATAGGCATGCCAAGGAAAAAACTTTCGAGCAAGGAAGATCCAGCCGATTCACTTAAACCAAATTGAGATAAAGAAGGAGAATTTATGAACGCAGAACTAAACAAATCTTTGAAACTTTGCAATTTCCATTCTTCTGTATATCTTTCTAATCTCAAATAACAGTTG